TTCAATTCGTGCTGTTAGCACACCTTCAGAACGCTCAAAGTCATTTATAAGCTGACTAACGTTGTTACCTTGAACTCCAGAACCACCAGCGACTGCTAGTGCTGTACCCTGCGATTTCATGGCTTTTAGATCAGCATCTTGTTTTGCTTCAGATGCTTTATTTTGCTCTTGTAATACTCGTAAGTTAGATTGTTTACTTTTCATGAAGTAAGCATCTTTAGACTCTTGAGCAATGCGTTGCGCTTCTTCTTCTTTTTTTCGTTGTTCCATTATAGTGCCGCCTACTTTTAAAGCGGTCATAGCCATTTGAGGGTCACACATTTTTATTAATCCTTACAAATTCGTAAAAGGGTCTGCTTTCAGCCCCATAGTTTTTGTGCTTGTTGATGAACGTAAAGCCCATCCAATCAAGCCATTTCATATGGACAGTGTTTCGGGCATCTACACAGTTATATAGTAATGAATAGTCCCGACCTAAGTAGGCCAAAGCTTCTTTACTGTTACGCAAGAAAGTCATCTGGTATTGATAGATATCATCTGTAGCGCACATCCAGACGACCCCTGCGTTTTCTAAATCAGACTTTACCACACCACACAGACCCACACGCTCACCATCAGGTGAACGTAGGGTTAGTGTTATGTCTCCTACATCAAGACCGTCATGAAGAACGCTTAGTGGCTCATTACCTGTAGCCGCCTTACATTCTTCATAATCTGCTTGTCTTAATCTAGGAGCGATAAAATCTACATCTTCCACCGTTGTTGGTGTTAGTAGTTTATTATCCATTTACTCTTCTTGATCTGAGGTGCATATTGCCTTCCCATTCTGCCGATAAGAATTGGCAGGGTAGGTGACTATCACTCTCTATTTTAACTCGTATTCGTTCAGCTTTAGACATAACTGGAAACCTAAAGTCTCCACTATCTAATGCTGTAGAGCCAAGTAAGTTTGAACCACCACCAATAATACGACCTGTAAAGATGTACTCTTGTGCTTGTGAGTTTTGTTTCTGTATAACGCTAACTTTAAAATCACCGCTATCCTGATATCTTAGTAGCCAATGTTTAATCTGTAGTCGTCCACCAGTAATGGCAACACGTCCACCAGATGCTGTAGGCTCTTTAAGCGTAGGCTCAGAGAACTCGTAAGTCATTGTATAACGTTCACCTACATAGAATTCTGTAGAGACATGATTACCTGATACAATAATTGTTGTACCTGATACACTTACATTATTTAGTACAGTACCTTGGTCTGTGCCTCTAGTTACTACAACTGGATTTGTTAAAGAATACGGTGTTGTTATTGTTGTTTGGTTGGTCGAGCTATTATACGCTTTACCAACTTCTGTATTATCAAGCCTATAGTCTAACCTTGTTACATAATCTTGGTTAGCATCGCTTCTACCTGCATCAAAATGTATTTGCTCTAATACAGTTTTACCTGATTTATTAAGAACAACATATAATGTACTCTCAATGAATTCAGCGTTTAATACTTCAGCACCTTGAAATTTATACTTAGACCATGATGATTGCATTTTTTCGCGCCCAGCCCAATGATACTTATATAAGAATATTGTATCTGTAGCTAGAGATGACATCACAACTAAAGCATTCTCAGCGGTACTAGCCGCTAGTTTATATACACCATCAGGTACATACTTTGCTACGTGTGAAGTAATGTCAGTAGCGTCTGATCTATCTGTATCATCTACAACATAATATTCTCTTACTGAAGTAAATCCACCACGCTTGGCAGGGAAGTACACAACGTTACCAGCACTTACAGGGCTTGTAATTGTGTTAGCTTCATACTCGGTTGTTTGACTTATTGATGTATTCTTAGGTGTGATAAAGTCACCACCCTTTAGAATGAACTGTGTTTGATCAGAAAATAACAATAGCTTACGGTCAAAAGGCACGGCGTGTTTTAATGTAGAAACTTTAACGTGACTAGCCGCAACATCTATCGGGTCATTGTCTAGTAAGGTTCTAGCTGTAGTACCAAAGAAATCAAAATAATCTGAAGTCCTAGACATGATAACATTTTCATCTGCAAGAATACCAAAGCGGTTCTGGAAGAAGAAAACGTCTGTAACTTTTTTACCAATGAATGACGGGTTAGGAATAGAGGTTTCATCTCCAACTGCCCTATCACCCCAATCAGCTTGTTCAAACGTGAATGAACCGTTTGGTTGTCTAATTAGTAAGTGAGGCATTGTTGAAGCATCTAGCTCATATTCAATGTTAGGTTTCACCCATTCAATCCATACACCCGTACCAATCTTACTCTGCGTTCCATTATCGCTTTCGAATTTTACATAGTAATCATCAAAGTCGTTTGTTTGGTCGCCTTGTACGTGAGCAATATAGCCATGAGGTGCAGAAGCAGGTAGGTCGTCAAACCGCTGTACTGTACCAACTGTAGGGTTTAATCCTGTATCTCCTAAAGAGTCATAGGTTGCTAAGTCAAAAGGTGCATTGCCAGTTTTATTAATAACAACTGTTGAACCATCTGATTGTGCAGAGAAGTTTGCTTGACCATTAATAGCTGATGCTAGTGCTGATGCAATTTCATCTGTGCGTGTTGTAACTTGGTCAGTCTCAGATGTTACATGGTTTGCCGCTACGTTACCATCAAGATAAACTGTAAAGCGTTGATTATAATCACCTTGTTTTACAGCGATTAAACCAGTGAAAGGATATAAAGGCGTTAAGTCTGCATCCATTTGTGTTGTCACCGTTGAGTTAACAATGAATGTATAGTCAGCAACTGTAACAGCTTTAAAATCTGTAGCTGGTGTTGTGCTATTTAAGTATGCAGTGCCGTTAGGATATGTAACAGTCTTTGCGTTACCTGCTAGGTCATAGATAGATATTTGATTACTAGCGTTAAGAAACATGAAATAACGTTCTGATACGTCCCTGTTAATCAGGTGAGTGAATGACCCCGTTGTTGCGGAGTTACTCATTGTTGCTACGTGTTCTAGCGGTGGTCGCTTTTGTAAACCCTCAACTAGAGAAGGGAACGCATTAACCTGTTGTTCAGCCTGAGATGATAACCTTAGAGCTGGAGATTGTTGCGATATACCTTGTATTAAGTTGGGGATAGCGGAGCTTATCATTCCCATTAGATCATCCTACGATTGTTTCCACGGTTCATTACACGCGATACTGAATAGTTATCCATCATATTGAAATCCGCTGTGTCTCCTTCAAATTCTTTAAGATCAATTAATGCACGTTGTTCATCTGAACGTACCATTCTACTGATAGTTTCATCATTGAGCATTCGATCTGAGAAAATACGAGCCGCCCTTGTTGTAATATAACGTTTGGCTGTATCGGGGAGAGATAAGAAATCTCTATAGTATACGATGGTTGCTTCTACACTTGCTTGAAATTCGAGCGATCTAGCTGTTAAATCAAACAACTTTCCATCTCGTTCAACTGTGTTGAAGTCTGGTGTGTCAATACGTGCAACATCTGCAGGTACAACAATTTGATTAAATTCGTTACGACTAAGCACCACTTTATCTTCAGTATTAAAGTGCCAGCCTTGAGCTTGAACCTCACGGCTTACCTCAGTCAGCACTTGGTTAGCGATTGTTACATCAGTAACCTGATTACCTGTAAGTGTATTAACAGGAGCTTCGCCGATTGTTGTCAGCAAAACGTTGACCGCTTCTAGTTCGGTCATAGACGTTGGTTTTGTCATGATGTCCTCATTTTAAAAAAAAGGGTTGACCCGATTAAAGGCCAACCCAGAATTAGATTAAGCAGTTTTGATTTCTACTGAACACTCAGGACGCAAGATGCCGTGGCCCATTGCGTACTTCGCCGCCATTAATGTACCTTGGTACATAACTTCGAAGTCACCAGATGTTCTTTCAACAGCTAAGTCCATTAACTTAACAGTACCCAAAGCTTGCTTCTGCATTACAACTGCCGCTGTAGTTGAGAAGTTGCCGTGATAAGTATTATTTTCACCAGCTACTGCTGATACGTTTGTTGATGGTACATTGTTAGATTTAACAATATCAATACCAGCAACTTTAAGAACTGTACCGTCCGCATAAACACCAGCACCACCGAAGTCACGGTTGATTACGTCTGTTGTTTGTACAAGGTTGTAGTATTGTGCTGGCTTCACGATAGCAACACGTTCGTTCTCTGGAACGTCTTTCTCGTCCATGATTTTAGCCGCTTCAAAGATTGATGCCGCTAATGATGCACCGTTAGTTTTAGCATCTGCATCAGTAATAGCTGAACCGCCATTACCACCAGTTACTGTAGCAGAAGCACGAGCCGCTAATACTGCTAACTGTAAGCAACGAACATCAAATTGTTTAGCAAGAGCCATACCTAATAGACGTGAGTATTCTGCACGTACATCATAGTGGTTCTTAGCTTCATCGATGTTTGCGATAAATGTATCTGCAATTAAAACGTCATCGATGTTAACAACGATTTCGTTATGTGCAATTTGTTGTGTACCCAATAGTGGTGTACCTACAGTGTGGTATGCGGCATTCGCTTTACCTGTCACTGGGAATGATGCTGATTTACCAGACGCGATTGTACGCGATACGTGTAAATCTTTCATTACGTTTGTTTCGTCAAAAGCAGTTAAAACTTCACCAGCAAATACTTTAAGAAATAAAGCATTCGACTGCGTTGCATTAGCCGCCGCTAGGTTTGCCGCGCCGAGGCGTGACGGAGTTACGTTTGTCATTGTCTTTTCCTATTGAAAATAATTTATAGAGTTTAAGAATGACTTTCGGTCTCTTACTAGTCAGGGTTGTCAGACGCATCTGGCCTTGTCGTTCATTATCGATAGTCTCAACCACCTAAAGAGGTGTGTTAGTTATTTCTTAGTACCTTTTCCGTAGGGTTTTTTCTTAGACATAGTTTCTCCTATTGTAGTATTGATGGGGATTTCTCCCCACCATAATTAATTTTAAAATACTGAAGACCTACCTAGTTTCTCTTCAACGTCTTTAGTGTACGCCGAGTCCTTACCATATCGAGGGTCTTTCATAGCCGCTACAACTTGTGCAGTGCTACGGAATTCATCTTTAGAAGCCGCCGATGCCCTACCTTGTAGTAGGCTAGGTTCATATCCTTCTGATGCTTCTCGCTTAGATGATAACCATTCTACTGCCATCTTAGCATTATCAGTACCACCAGATACCATGTTGTTATACAGCTCAAGCTCTTGTGTATCGAGAGATTGTTTTGCCCAATCAGTCAATTCGGCATAGCCTTCTTTACCGCCAGCAACATTCATGACTGCATCAACATCCGCTGTGCCACCACTCTGCATACCTTTAATATAAGTCTCCACCATTTCTCGCGGATAACCCATACCTTCAAGTTCAGTGAAGCTATCTGGAGATAGCTCCCCACCAGCCTCATACTCGTCAGCGAACTTAGTGAAGCTTACAGCCTCAGAACTCTTTACCTCGTCCTGACCCTGCGCTTCTGTCTCCTCTTGTGGAGATGACATTTTCTTCTCTAGTTCACCGTATGACTTAGCCATATCCTCTGGTGAGCTGAACTTTTCTGGCAACCACTCAGGTCGTTCAGAAAGGTTATCCTCTGCAACTGGTGCTTCTGGGCCTGTATCTTCTTCTGTTATTGTGATGCTTTCAGCCATAATTAGAAATCTTCCCTTTTGATTGGGTGTGGATTACTTTTAATGATTGATGGTGTTGCCAGTGGTTTCTTTACAGGCTCTTCTGAAGGTGTATTATCCTTCGCCGCCTTGTTGTCTTTGGCTTTCAACATATGAATTTCCTAATGCTTTAACGCCCTCTTGAACTGCGTTTGGTGAAGCTTGCATTGCCATTTGTTGCATCTGCGCTTGCTGTTGTTCTTGGGCTATTTGTTCTTGTGATTTAATAAGACCGTCTGTCTCAATGCCTAATGCTGTTGCACGGCGTTTGATATAGTCCGATAAGTTTACATATTGCTGTAATACTTCTGGGCCAAGTGCTTGTGACATACCTTGAATAAACATATCTAATTTGCGTAGGTCATGCCCACGTCCTAGTGCTTCCATACCAGTAACGATTGAAGGTTTTACAACCTCTTCTGGTAACTTTGGTAGCTTCTTAGATTTAGTTAATACGTCGATCTTACGGTTAATATAAGGTAACTGGAATTCTTGAGATAAGATTGAGTAAATACCTGATAGGGTATCCTCTAGTTCACCTGCAAGATATCGTATTTCTTCTGCAGTTACACGTTCAGCATTGCGTGAAACAGATGACTGTAACATGAACTGTTGAGAGAGACGTTCTTCAATACCCTCCATAGCTTGATACGCCACGCGGAAGTCGTTGAATTTATCCATCTGCAATACAGATACATCATTCTTATTACCTTCAATGATTGCTGTATTCTCAGCTTGTGCAATTGTTCTCATTCTGGTTGTCCCATTAGGATTAACCATAAATAATACTTTAGCCGCCGCCGCCGCACCTTCAACGATTGCTTGTGATAAAGCTTCAAGAGACCGTAAGTCACCTAGAAGTTCTTCAACAAACCCACGTCCATAGTCTTCACCGTCAATACGGGAAAATCTTAGTGGTAGGAATGGTACGCTATCTTTTTTGTATTTACCTTTAGAGCCAGAAACTAGTGTTCCTTTGCACTCTTGGTATACAGTATAGAAATCATTCTTACGTTCAACGTGAGTGTAAATTTCTACAGTCTTTTCGTCACCTTCAAGCTTGCCTGTTATGTTAGCCGCTGTCGCTTTGTCCAGAGCGTTAGGTGAAACGTGTTCAACCGTTACTATCTCTAACACTTCGCCGTTAGGGGCGCGTGATACAACATAACTATCTAAATGGATTACTCGTGTTTTATTTTGACCGACCTGTAACAGTACGTTACCGCCGACGATTAAATGTTTTAACGCTTCGTGTACCGCTACTCGATCACCAGACGTTTCAATCTCAGACATTACTGCCCGTTCATACTCACCTAATTGTTGCTCCATTGCAGTACGAGCCGCATCGTCTTGAACCATATCTTTTAAAGAATACGGTTCGACCATGAGGCGAAAGAATGGTGCATTAGGTGGCATTAGGGCTAGTGAAAGTTTTGAAGCTAAGTTATTAACACCTCTCGCACCGATGCCTTGAAATGGAGTATATATATCACTCGTTTCATTATGGCTATCTTGTGGGATTAATGATGGAATAGTTAGTTCAGAACAATCTCTAGCTCTATCTAAATAAGATTGACGTGTCTGTTCGAGTTGACGATACCGCTGTTCAGCAGTACCTATACTCATAATTTACGTTCTCACTTTGTAATTTGTAGTCCAGTGTCTTTACCCAAGTTTGTTAGGGTAGGGTCTAGGTCTACTTTTAACTGCGATGTCCCAGCGGCTTTGTCAGCTACTGCGCCTTTTTCACTTGCAACACCACTTTCCGTTGACGATGGGTCGTACATATTTGTTTGTACAGGGTTTACCGCTGGTGGGGCTGGTGGTGGTGGTGCGGGTGGTGCTGGTTCTGATTTACTGCCTCCAAAGCACATAGTCTATTCTCCTAAATTTGAAGCTAATTGTTCTTCATGAATTGTTGTTAAAAAGTCTACGACTGAACGCTGTCCACCACGCCATTTTAATTGGTCTAAGGTCTCACCTTCTTTTGGTGATACATTAGGAAAACGTGAGTTAAGTTCTGCTAGTAGTTCTTTAGATATATAAGGAAACATTGTTTGTTTAATCCTCTAAAGTGCAACCTAATTAAAGGCGCGTGTCCATGCGGCGCATATACCTGATCTCACAACATCGTCGTGATTGAAGTTACAATGGGCGGCAGGGATGTTATGTTTATGTAACAAATCAATAGCAATCTTTAATCCAGAGTCACCTTTAAGATCATGCTGGGATATATCACCATTGATAATTACCTTGGTATTCTCACCTATTCTTGTGAGAAACATTTTCATTTCATGGGGTGTAAGGTTCTGCCCTTCATCGAGTATAACAAACGCATCATTGAATGAGCGTCCGCGCATTACTTCAAATGGTACAATCTCGATATCATTTCGCTTACGAGCTATCTCATACTTACCCTTTCCTAATCTCTCGGTAAGAACTTCAGTAAGAGGATAGACCCACGGTGCTATCTTGTCTTCAATAGTACCTGCAAAGAAACCTAAAGATTTACCTGCAGGGATGTTAGGTCGCGTTAAGATTATCTTTTTAATCTTATGCTTATTAAACATATCTGCCGCGATAGCCGCCGCAATATATGTCTTACCAGTACCTGCAGGGCCAGTAACAAATACTTGAGAGTATCGATGGATACACTCCATATAGTTCTCTTGTGCAGGGTTCATTGGGAGTAGAGGACGGACGCGAGGCATAACCACGCGCCCTTGATCTTCTACCTTCTTTTTGTAGGCAGATTTTTTAGCCATATTTATTCCTTATCGGATTGGGCAAGCACCTGTTGCACATTCATCATCAGTTAATTCGTCGAATGAATTTGCATTTTCAATATCTACAGGTGTGAGTTTAGATACATATTCGTCGTATACTTCTTTTGATACAACATCTTGTGGAAGGTAGGCGTAACCTAAATCTTCCGCAGTCTTAGTCGGGTCGTTTCTATAGATAAATGACACACCTACATAGCTATCCCAGTTAGTCATAATCCACTCAATCATGGATGGTATTTCATCTGGGGAATAACTGATGGTTACAGAACAATTATGATCTACATAGTTGTCCATCATTAGCTTATATCTATCTAGCTGTTGCACTGCAGTTTCTAGGTTAACAAACTTACCATCGACTTCATCAAACTTAACATCGTCATAAGCTACGGGGAATGTAACCAGTACGCTATCAGGTTCAAAAGGTTTCTCAATCACCTTGTATCCAGCATTAGTCATGATGGGTACGATAGGGTCATGCTTAGAGAAAGTAACGTTGTTAAACAGATACTTACCTAATGGTCGATGCACTCCTTCTGTCGTTGACATGATTTTTGATAACGTTCCCGAAGGTTTTATAGTCGATACAAGTTTAGCTCTAGGTAAGCCTAGTTCATCTGCAATGCTGTTAGCTCCTAGTCTTGCTTGAGCCTGTAATGTCTTGAGCATACTCTCAACATTCATGTACATATATTCTTGATGGTCTAAC